AAAACACACCTAAAGAGCGTGTGTTGCGACAGCTGCCGACGGACGCAAAACCGTCACGACCAGCTTGAAACGAACCCGAGGAGCCGCATCCTCGGCCACCCACGTCGAAGAGATAACGACGGCCAGATTGGGGTTCTCCTGGTTCGCCCTCTTGAGGAGGTCGAGACCAGCCAACTTGACGGTGAACCATTTCTGATTCACCGAGGGCTCATGGGAACCCACCCATCCGGCCACCGAAGAAACCTGCTCGACGGTCTTCGCACCAGCGGAGAGAGCGTTGACGGCCGAAGCCGCCCACTGTATCCTCTCAATCTCCACCGGCACGGTGACGCACAACCTCACTCCCTGGATCTTGGCGTCAGACCAGGCGGGGAACACTTCCGACCCGATCGTCCCAAGGAGTTTGAAGGCACGGTAAGCCGGCGAAGGACCGGCGTCCCAAACGAACTCGACCACCTCAGATTTCCAACCTTTCGTAGGGCTGGGGGGGGCAGGCGGGATAGCCACCCGGGAACTTCCACCACGACCTTTTCCACGACCACGACCACGACCACCAGCGAGAGCACCACGACCTTTGACTTGACCGACCATTTTTGTAAAGAGAATGCCTAACCAGACCAGCGTGAGTTGCGGTCCCTAAAATACCGGAACCAAGTCACCTTGAGCGTTGAGGAAAAGAACGTTCAACTCCACTTTGTGGGCCACCTCTCTGTACTGTTCGGCCGAAATGTGCCCGATCGATGAGATGACGTCGAACCAGCCCTGGGCCGTGTCCACCGTCACTCCGTAAACGTCGGCGTTGGCCCTGATGATGTCAGCGTAGGACATAGACCGTCTCACGGAATCCACCCAGTCTCTGATGGCGATCTGCACCGTCTGGAAGTGCTCAACAGTAGGACAGGACATCCCGATGATCTTGTTCAACTTCCTACGAATATTGGGAACCAGCATACCGTAAATGAAGACGAAACCGCAGAAAGCAGCGTACATGCCCCACTCGACGGACATCGTGAAGGAGCAGTAGAGAGCCAGCTGATCCAGACGACTCGTGTGAAACTTCATATTGGCCTGGTTCAGGTCGACATCGTCTCCTTGAGTGAACAGAGCGTAAGGTCCTTCCCCTTCGATCAACCACAGAGTAAGAGCGGTCATCAGGAAAGAGTTACCGTAAAGCGTAAACGGCTCGCCCGAGGGTTTGACCCAGTCCAAGAACAAATTGAAGTCCTCGGCTACCACCTTGTACTTCTCAATCATGGAAAAGTAAAGATCCACAAAGTCGCAGTTGACACAGAGCATCTTGACAAACTCCGCCACAATATTGTGCGTGAACCGATTCTGTTTGGAGTCCATCTCGACGGCGTCAAGTCTGGCGTTTTCCGCAACCGGGACCTTGTTGGCAGCCGCCGAGAACCTCTTAGCGGCGTCCTCGATACTGAGACCGTTGTTCCAGGTGACCTCGTCCTTGAGACATTCTCGGGTGACCCTAGCTATCTCTCTGCATGCGGTGCCAAAGAAGGTGTTAGCCTCCTTGGACCAAGCTAGGATGCCCTGGGGCGCCTTAAAGGTTGCCTCGAACTCCGGCAGATCTTCCTTGGCCTTGAAATTGCCCTTCCCAGCGAAGCGG